AACTTTAACATTTAAAATAAGTAAAATTAATAGAAATAGTCCAATGACGCCTGTTAGAAGGTAAGTAAATACAAAGAATGAGGCATCCTGAATAGAGGCGATAGTTCGACCAAACGCATACTGTTCTTCTTTGTAAATATATAGGTCGTAAGAATATATTCCTGTCCCACCAATTAATAGAATTGGATTATTCAGTCTAGATTCCCAAGCATAATTAACTAAATTCGTACGAAGAATGGTGTTGGCATTATCAGACAACCCATCTGAGAAGCGGTCTTTCTGAGAGTTGTAGCCGAAATACAATAACGGAAGTCCAACAATGATAGTTGTTATTAATACCTTTGGGCGTTTAATTAAGCCAGATTTCAACAGCATAGTTGCCAAAACTAGAGACCCAACTAAAAATGCTGCCGAAGATAGTGTCAAAATGATGGAAACTGGCAAAAGAAAGTCTTTTTTCTGAAAGTTGCTGTTCTTAATTAAATATGGCAGATAAAGCGCCAGAACATAAGCCGCAAAGTTTGAAGGCTCCCAAAATAGCCCAGCAGGTCTGAATACGGTTGAACCGCCATAATCCATAGATGTCCGTTGTTCAATACCAAACATTCCCAACAGGTCAAACTTAAAGCCTAACCCGTAGTAAAGTGCAAACTGAATCAATAGGTAAAATATATGAAATAGCGCTATTTTCCTGAGTATTAATGCGTAATTAATCTTATTAAAAGACCAGAAGATCATTAGTGCAAGAACGATTAATGAGAGTCGATCAAATATTTTGAAAAAGAACGTATGTCTATCATCAGGGATCTGTAAATATATGTTTGGAAATAAAAAAGCCAAACATGTATAAACAATGAACCCAACCAACATGATTACTGTTGGGATAAGTAAAGTTTTATTAAATTTTGCTTCAAACTTTATAGTTAAAAGATAAATTAATAAAAAGCCAATACCAGCTATGCCACGCAAACGGAAGTAGCTATCTAATGATATGCAGAATACAGCCAAGTACAGAAAAACTTTTTTGTTCATTAAGGCAACAAATTTAGTTTATTGGAATTGGAGGCATTCTACTAAAAAACCGCAACCTTTTATACAGCAAAGAAGCCCCGAGTAAGGGGCTTTGTAAAAGGTGTTTATGTATTGTATAAGGCATCTTGTAATTAGTTCGATTGATATTTACAGTAATATACCCAACTGGTTGCGCTGGCAGAGCCGTTGCTGATGTTGTGTTTGGCGCACCTATCAATTATTGCAGCGATCAAAGATATGACTAAGAAAACAATATATTCTCTGTTAAATTTTACTTTCATTAATTTATAAACTTCCAGTTCGAAAACTACAGCACAGCAACCATGCAACAATAAAATTATTATTTTTGATTTTTTATACTCTCTTCAATACAACCTACAATATCGCAACCGCCCCTCTTCCCGGTTGAGGTGGTTTCCCCCATAAGCACAAAAGCTGAAATTGCAATAATAGCGATAATTGTTAATCCAACAAAAATACTTTCTCTCATGACAGAACCAAATCCTATTAAGTTCTGACAGTATACAAAAAAGAAGCCCCTAAAAACATTAGGGGCTACAATCTCAATTAGAATCCACTCACAAGAGTAAACATTACAGTAAATCGGTGTAAATCTATTAAAGCACCTGTTTGATCTCTAAAGTAAATTTCAACTCCAGCACCTTCAAGATATGTTGTCCATGAACCTGAGTAGGTTTCGATGGCTTTCAAACTGTAGGTAACAAAATTACCATTGCCAATTCTATTGCCTAAATGAAAACCACCTACAATAATGTTGGGTGATGTCATTGGTGGAACTGCTGGATCAGTTCTTTGAAGAATATATACCCCCGTTGTTGCAGCCTTCTTAGTAATCTTCCAGCCAGCATTATTAAGTTGTTGAGCATCTGATACAGTAGCATCATATGTCAGCATCATTGGCGCCATAAATTGGCCTGCCGCTGAGACTTGATGATTGTAGGTTGACCATTTGCGAACCGTCTTGGTATACGAATCAACACCATAATATGCAGCAGTATTATCCGCATTAGCTCCAATTAATCGTCGTTTTGTTACTGGTGTATAATCTGTAGCGCTCCTATTTCTTTCCCACAAGCAACCGTTTGGAGCAGCAATAACAATAGGGGTATCAAAGTTGCTTCCAGATGCTCGGTCTTGTGTTGTCAGTAGGAGTGCGCGACTACTTAAAGGATTGTTTGAAGCACCATAATAAGCTGCAAAAAGCGTACTTAAACCATTCACATCTAATCTAATTTTTCCTCCAGTAGCAGATGCAACAGCTATCGCTGAGTTGTCCAACTGGATGCCACCAAGATTATCAGACACTGCTAAAGCATTAGGGTCTGCTCGATTTATCCATGGAGTTCTAATATATAAATTACTATATTGATTATTAAAGCTTTGCTGACTGGTTGTATTGACTAACCAATCATGTGGTTGACTATCAATTGTTGATTCAGCCCAAATATTATCAAAAATACAGTTAGACCAAATTGAAGCTTGCAGTCCTCCTCCCATGTATTCAAGCACAATATTATGGAAAGAACATCCATAAGCCTCTTTTTCAAATACAACAGGCTTACTGCCCCATTGCCACGAACAGCGAGCAAAATAAGCTGTTGTACTTTGGTCACCTGTTTTGTCTTTAAAGTAAAAACCTGCATTTCCTGCGCTAATGGACATTAAGTCCGAAACTCGGAATGAAACAGTTGCACCAACAACGTATACCTGATTACCAAACCCAGCTATATTTATATTACTAATAGTTGTGTTATAGCCACTTACATGTAAACCATGAATTGTAGGAACCGAGTCGCCCTTCAATTGCAAATCCCGAACTTCAGCCCCGACATTGACAAAAGCCAAGTTTTCCAAATCTGGATTTATATTTGAGAAATCGCCAGAGGCAACTCTTATCGAACTAGTTGCATACGCTGCTTCATTTTGCTTACTAAAGCCATTCCCAATCAGCCCTTTTAACTTGCAATCTACTTGCTTTTTTATTAAGTAAACTGCTTTTCTCTTGCCAAGGCGAACATTTATACCTGTATATGGGCTATTACAGTAAGACTGAAATCCATTACTATCATCTGTTATTCCATCGCCTATAGCACCATAATCATCAACTGTAATTTCAGGCTCATCAAGCGCCTTAATCCAACGACCGTTAGGGGCATTAACTACTAAAAATCCATCTGTTTGCATAGTTGAAGATGCTTTGTAAACAAACTTTCCTCCCGCAATGAAAGGTAAAGCTACCCCATAAGTTGGCTTTAAAACTGATTTAACGTAGACAGTTCTACCATCCCAAACGTTAGTAATATTGATTAAATCTGCAATACATTCTACATGAGTAATTGCTAATGCATTAATTGTCCCCTCGTTAATGGCTTCATCCATCATTGCAAGGAACATTTCTTTTAGAGCTTCATCATTAGCTATACGGTCAGCAATTTCTTTTGATAGATCAGTAACTAATTGAGCAATATCATTAGTATTTTGATCTACGTTTTCTTGTAAATTGCCAAGCCATTCATCAATCGTATTTATTTGGCTTTGTAGGTTGTCGTCACCAGCAATACGGTCAGCAATCTCTTTGACCAAAGCAAGCCAAATAACCTGATCTCGATAGCCAAGTTCTTGAAGCTTCCACCATATTAAATCAAAGTCTTTGTTTACAGCAGAAGGGCGAAAAGAGTTGTCATATAGTTGGTAATTAGTGGTGCGCTGAAATGGCGTATTTCTTTCCAAATTAACGACTACACCATTTAGTGGTGCTACATTAAAGGTGACAGTATCATTAGCCAATGTCCATGAACCTACAGGCGCTTCTTCACCATTAAGGGTGACAATTAAATACTCTGCTTTATCACAATTAAACTCTAATGGAAAAGCAGTTGTTGTTCCATTCGCAATATATTCTTTTGATGGCGTTTGAACTGGCACTGACATAGCCTACCCCTAATTTTCGAAATCTAAGGCGGCTTCATGTACGCCACCGTTTGTTCTCCAATTAGGCGTTTCTTCATAGTCTGTTTGGTTGAGTGTTTTACCAACCCTTTCAGGAGCTTCTACAATTGCACCTGCTAATGAGTCTAAATAGTCATCCGGTTGATCAGTAATAGCTGGGTTAAATTCTCGCATCTGTTTTACTTGTGCTGAATCTTCTCCGTTCTCATCTTCAAGTACAGATACATGTGCCCATAGCAGGCCAGAAATTAAAGGCCCTTCAATACCATCTAAAATGCGCTTATTTTTAGATTTAGTTGAATGCTGCTCTGTTACACCACAACGTATTCCACGAGTCTTTAGAGCAGCTTTTAACGCTGCTGGTGCGAAGTTACCGATACCATTTGTCTCAATAGTGACTTTAGATAAATGGAATTCCTTGATGATGTTGCATAGCTGCCAAACCTGACCGCCTATCACGCGCCCATCTGCATCGGTTTCAATTACTTCGCCCTTAAGCGCAATCGATCTATGCCAATATTTATTACCTATATCATCATGGAAGACTAATGCAGTAGATGAAATATCTGACTTAAGCTTTCCTGATGATGGATCCCAACGGAATGTTGCACCAACAATCTGACGCTCACCAATCATAAACATAGTTGTTCTATTGGCTCGTTTAAGAACTGGTTCACAGTTATAAGCTATGATCTTATCTGGGTCTAAACGCACATCACCAATAGGCTTAGCGTGCATTTGATATTGAGAGTCCCACTCGTTAAGGGTTTTACATTCCTCTCGGCGTGATGCCATTTCTTCCGCATCAAAACGTTCTGCCCAAATTCCTTCTGAATAGAAATCAGCTACATAATGATCATTAGCTAAAGTCACTTCATATAGATCATTTACTTTTTTTAGAGTGTAGTCTTGGCCTTTACTAAGGTATTTCGCCCCTTGCCCAATCCCAGCAAAAGCATGTATTGGCTCAAAGTCTAAAAGGTATTTACCGCCCGCTAATGCATTCTCAATGCGCTTTTCATTTTCAAACATTTTGAGCACCAATATATCTACTTTACGTAGCTTTTTAATCTTGTCGTAAAGTGAATCATGTGAGTGTGGTGTACCGATCCAGAGCTTCTTCGCACCAGGAAAGGCAATGTGTGTTTGTTCAGATAATCTGTAGGTGAGTTTTTCTCTAGCTTCTGGTGAACCCGTTGTTTTTGGTGTTTCAACGTCATCGTTTTGGATGAAGTGAGCGCGGTGACCTGTTACCCCCGACAGAATGCCTTTTGCCAACATGGTTCCATAACGGACATCATCCGTACCAGCTACCCACCAGCGTTCAGTTTCACCTTTTTTTCTTTTGACTTCTGGATTGTCAACACAAAGAGGATGCTTTTCTAAGACTAACTTAGTCCCGTTACTACACTTATAGGCATCATCATCTGTAGTACCTTGGTGGAGTATCTGTGTTTCGGGCCAGCAGTAAATAACCCATGCATTGAAAACATCCAGAATTGTAGATTTTGAATGCCCGCGCGGCATCATGAGCAGTGCAGTACGGCCCTTGATATAAAAGTTTTCTAGGAAAATACAAACAAGGGCATGGAAGTCTGGAACCTTCCAACCCTGTATATCTGCCCAAATTAAAAAGAAGGCTAGGAAGCTGATTTTTGGTTTAGTCATCAGCTCATCCGTTGTCTAATCTTATCTGCTTCTGCTTCTGCTTTTTTAATTAGATTTTGTTCATGTTTTTTTTGCGTATCCTCATCTGTACTAGCTGGCGGCAATGTTCCTCTACGATATGCCAATACTTGCTCAACTTTTGTGATAGCTGAGGCGCATTGGTTCAGGCCCTTGTAGAGCCATACTTTATTGCCACGATCCTCAGGTGTTTTAAAACCACATTCACTTGCTGCATATGCAATTTGAATAAGGTCATCAGTCATTTTTTCAGTGAGTTCTTCTAACTCTTTTGTTTGATCATCACGCATAAAAAGGCCCTCGCATATAGTTCATATATACAAGGGGTTCGGTTGGGGTTTGTTGGGTGTCCTACTTTGGTAGTCATAGATTATTAATAACTTAAAATGTATACTTAGTGAGCAAATTTGCAAACAATAACTAGGGGTACATTTAATGAAAACTTTAATTCTTGCAGCTATTTTAGCTTTACCTGCAACTATGACTTTTGCTGGTTCATGTGATCATAGCTGGCAATCTGCTAAAGACGGTTCATCTTGTGGTGATCGTGCTGCTGATCGTCGCCCAGGTGGTCGTTAATCAAAAACAAATAAGGCTGCATTACGCAGCCTTATTTTTATGATCGTTTCTTTCTGCCTATAAGAGCTAAGATTGGCCAAAGGATAATTGCTAAAGCCATAGCACCCATAAAATAAAAAGTTAAAATTTTATTTACTATATAGTCCTGATCACCACTCATTAATAAAACTAGGGCAATAGGTCCGGCAAATAACGAATAAATATAAAAGTTTACTACCTTTTCCCATAGTTTTTTTATCACTCTATTACCTTCTCAAAGTCAGGTGCACGAATATCGGTAACATCATCACCCCAGAAACGCTCTCGGTCTTGTTGTCGTTCTGCTTTACGTAAAGCCTTCTCACGATAGCCAGGTGCAATTGTGTCTTGCATTTCATCGAATACCATACGGTTAATGGCTGCTTTTGTATACCATAAATTTTGCGCTGGAACTTTACCTTTCACAAACCTAAAGGCTTCATTACCAAAATTGGTGTCCTTGCCTTCATTGTACTGAGTTAAATTACCAACCGTTAAACCTAAGAGCGCAGTGAAATCACTACCAAATGGACCAGCTATAAATGAATGTGCATCACGACCCGAAGTATCAGTACCAGCAACTAAAATATCACCCAAGAATGATAACCCGCCACCCTGTACGGCAGACCTAACAAAGAAGCTACTTGCTTTTTTAGGATCGTCACTATCCCACATGGTTTGAGGGTCATTGCCATTAAGTAACTCTTTTAATTGAACTACTAACCCACCAAGTAAAGTAGTCATCACAAACAAGGGGATTGCATATGCCGCCTTGCCTTTTAAGCCTTCTTGAGCCATGGTACGGCTACCATGACGCATTAGGAATGCGGCAGAGAATGACTTAAACTGTGTAATGCTCCTAAAAATCTCACCAGTTGCTGTTCCTTTCGCGCCTACTGTAATCCATGTACGTTCACGAATGCCTGCCTCAATAACGGCCATGCCCTGCTCATCAAGTAAATGCGCTTGAAGTTGTGAGGCAACTTGATCTTTCACCTGTTTTGGATCACCAAAGGCTGTAAGTTTCTCATCAGGAATTTCATAGATAGAACGTGCTGACATGAGTTGATTGCCTTTTCGGTCTACCACTGGATCAGCCAATTGGAAAACCTGCCATGCTCGCTCATCTAAGCCCGTATTTGAAAGTAATTCACGGTCTTGAGCGTCTAAATCATTCCATGCTTTAGAACGGCTTAAACGGCCGTATTTCTCCATTAACAGCTTAGAGAACCCAACTTTTGATGCGGCTGTTAAAGCATTGAGACCAGAAAAACGCATTACTTGAGATGCGATTGCGCTAGATATTCGAGCTAGTTTTTCGGATTTCCCATAAGTTGATGTAAGCCCATCATCTGACCAGCGTGCAATTGACCCTAACATTTCCTCAGTAGCCAATCCTAAACTATGAGCTAGTTCCCGATCTGCTTTATTCGCTGGGTTAAGTTGGCTCAGCGACTCACCAAATGCCTTACGGTATGAAAGACCATGCACATGAGCTGTTTTAGCGATGGTTGCCTGATCAGTAATCGAAGTAATGGTAGTTCCTCCAAGCATAGAGAAAATATTCATTGAGCGATATGAAGTACCTAAATTTGCAAGAACTTGCGACTGTGGAGAATTGCCACCATTAAACTCATCAAACATAACCTGAGCGCGGTTTAGTACCGGATTATCCTTAGTCGTAATTCTTTTAGCTTCACGGTCTTTCTTATCGGCTGCATCTTTTAGAATTTTAAAAGCGGTTTCCGGGTTGCTGCCTAAATTTTCGACCAACGCAATATCTTTTGAAAGGCCTTTGATATGAGCATTTACCAAATCTACAAACTGCATGCCTCCGAACTCAGATTGATATTCAAGCCAAGATTCAGCATCTTTGAAATGCAAGACACGACTTTCACCATGGCGGTTAGTAACTTTGGAATCTCCACCACCTGTAGGTTGTCGACCAACTTCAATTTTATTTGCCCCATCCATGGATAAGGTATCATAGGTATATTCAAGCAATGAGCGTATTTCTTGCTGTGAGTAGTAATCACCGTTCTCATGCACAAATTGTTTTGTATCCTGACGGCTCAAAGTAAAGTTTACCCACGCTTCTTTGCCTGCTTTTAACATTTTTTCTAGGCTATGCGTTTGTGGCAACCCCCAATTGTCTAACTTCCCGATGTCGCCACCGTTGCGATTGAAACGCTCTCGCATGTCTTCAAAAACATCTCCCATCTTGTCACTGATTTTTTTTGCTAATGCATCGCCAGTTGTTTCACCGAAGCGCTCACGTACAATTTTGTGCACTAACTCTTGGTCTGTGAAGACACCCAAACCTCCTTTAATATTGGTATAGAATTCTGTTAAACGTCCTTCATAGATTGATGCTATACCATCTGCTTTAGAACTAATTGACTGAATGCCTGACATATCACCATGCAGAGCAACTAAACGATCTACAACTTCACTTGCTGAAAGTTTAGGATGATCAAGCTTAGCCAAATTTTTAGATTGTGTAAGAATGTCATTCGCAGCAATTTTATGCTTGCGCTTTAACTGTTCTTGAATATCGATAGCAACTTGCTTAGATGCTTCTGTGAGTTTTTCAGAGTCAGAAAGATTGCGCCAGTTATTAATATCTTTGCGTGCAAGATTTCGCATTGCTTCATTGATACGTGCTTCAATATCCGTTGCTTCTTGAGCTGATAGTGATTGCTTGCCAAGCGCTTTAGCTACTGCCTGTTTGCATTGTTCTTTCATAATTTAATTTCCAAATTGTAAAGCACAGTTCAATGCGGTTTGTGCTGCTAATATATCTTGTTCTGATTGCTTAATTTCTGCTTCAAGTTCGGCGTGATAGTCACGTAATGTCATGGTGAATTCTTCTGGTTCACCCTTAGAATTAATACGACTTACTGCAATCGGTTGATCTGGATTTGAAAAAATCACATTAAGCGCGGCTTGCTCTTCTGGTGTTTCGCCAAACAATGAGCCTTGTCTTGGATCGCCCATGTTTTCTATGGCCTGAATCTCAGAGTTAATGGCCTCACTAATCGCCTTTGCGCTCTTGCGGTTATTATCAAAGACCTCAAGAAATCTTCTTGCTCCATCACTTAATCCATCATCAATAAGTTGGCCCTGATTTAAATAGTCACGAACCTGTAAGCCATTCGCTTTTAGGTCTGTAAGCTTTTGCGCTGCCTGTGCCAAGTCTTGAGAAATAGTGTTCTCAAAACGTCCACCTTGCTTCACTAAATCATTAAGCTGAGAAAGTTGCGGTGCCGCACGGAGTAAGGCGTTTAGAACGTTTTTACTATCATCATCTAGGTTTTCAGATAGACGAGTTACAAGGTTAGAATCGCCATAGGCACGCTGTACGATTGCCGATTCAATTCGGCGTTTACCTTCTTGGGATAAGCGACCATCACTTGTGATAACTGATCCGCGCTCAGACTGTGGCAACTGGTCTACAAAACTACGAACATAATCCATAGAGCCATCAATATTGATTGAACCATCATTATTGATTTTTAGTAGTGTCGAATCTGGCAGACGATCAACATCACTCATAGCGCGCTCAGTTGCGCTGAATTGCGCCACATCGCTTTCATTGGCTAAACGGGAGAAAGCTACACGGTCTACATCACTAAGACGTGTACGTACTAAAACAGGCTGATTTAAGCCTGATATATCCATGCCTCTACTATTCGCCCAATTCTGAACAAATTCACGGTATGCATCTGCTCGGCCATTATCATAAGCACGGCCAATAGCCAATGTACGGCCATTCCCAGATTCGACAACATTATCAGGACCAATGATTGGCGCACCATCTGATAGCTTATAAGACTCGCCCAATAATTCAGGCTTTAAGTCATCGGCCATGCGTTCAATTTGCTGGCGTGATGCTTCACGGGTTCGGTCACGTGGCTGTAGTTCACTTGGGTAAAGCGGATTTACACCGTATAACTGGTCGTTAGACGCTACTAAATCAGTCCAATCTTTCACTTCATAAGCGAAATCATAGCTTGAACCGTCCATACCATAAGCTGTGCTTGTTTCACCGCCATATCGTGAGCTTAACTGGTTCCATTTGTTGCGCCATTTGTTAATAGCTTCGCCTACTGTCATGCCGGACATACCGTTATTTTTAACGATAGCATCGGCATTTTTAGCATCGTACGAACGAACTACATCAATTAATGGGCGGCTAGGATCAGCTTTAAGAACTTTGACAGCTCCTCCTGGTCCAAGTAAGTGACCTAGATATTGCTCATGTGCAACCGGATCACGACCTAAGTTTTTACGTATGTAATTATTGGCCTGCTTAATGTGCTTTAAGCCGATACGTATTTGCTCATCAACATTATTGCGGTCTTTACCGCCTAAGTTTTTCCAAGAGTCATCTAAGACTTGGAAAAGGCCATAAGCGCTTGATGTTGGGTTTTGCGCTGTATGATTAAATTTGCCGCCTGTTTCGATATGGCTAATCGTTAAAGCAACACTTGGATCTATACCGTCTTGTTTTGCGCGTAGTGCAATCTGTTTTGCATTGGTAGGTAGTGAGCTAGTTGCATAATCAATCGTGTTTCTACGCGGCTCTCCTTGCACTGTATTAGGCACGCTCACTGTCTGGCCTTTTAGGATTTGTTCCGTAGCCACATCTAGGTTTTGATAGTGTTTGTTTTGCTGAACTGGATCTGTAGTTTGAACAGGCAAAGTTGTGTCTTCAAACTCAAAACTATTTCTAACTAGAGCGTCATTAACTTGGTCATTTCTAGTTTCGATGTCATCTGAATTAAGCTGGTTAATTTCAGCGTCAACGTCTTGGTCTAATTGATTTTGTCTTGAACCTAAGTAACGTGCACCACCAAACATTATTGAGTTAATAAGCAAATCAGTCGCCACAGATTCACCTGTAACTTCATATTGCTTAGCCTGCTTATCATAGCCATTAGATTTTAGAAGCTGCTCACTTGCATATTGCATACCAGTGTTTAAGCCAGTGGCCCCACCAACTGACAATGCAGCATCGGCAACTAAACCACCTGAACCTTTAAAGCCATAACCAATAGGTAAAGCAGTACCAATCGCATCGCCTACAGCATTTACACCCGCAACCTTTAAAGCCGTGTTTTCGTCTACCCCTTTACGGGTTAAATCGGTATAGACGTAATTACCAGTTGAACCACCTGTTAAAGTGGCTGCACCTAAAGTGCCACCTGTAGCAACGCCTAGAGCACCACGCCAGAGATAATCACCAACGCCGATACCGATATTGCCTAGAATGCCTGTATTGTCTTTGTCTTCTAGGTCAGCAATGGTCCCATAAACCAGATTGTCGCGGGCCTTTTCACGCTTAGCCTTGAACTCTTCATACGGTTCAATAAATTCGTTTGTTGAAACGTCTTTCAGGCTGTAGCTAACACGGTCTACAACGGCATCGATTGGTGCCGAAATTGCATCACCAACTTTGTTAAGACCAATTGCCATACCTCGAAAAGGTGAAGAGATAGCGCCATCGAAAATCCCAACTTCCTTTTGAACAGTTGGCTTGCCAGTAATCCCTTTTCTTTGGAGTTCTTCTACTGACTTCTGCTCATCATCTGCAAATGTGTCATACCAAGTCATTTAGTCACCCCATCCATCGTGATTCGCCAGACAGCATTTTTAACTACCAATTGCTGCCCTCGCTCGTTAATCAGGTCGTATTGAATCGCACCTGTACTCGATGGCTTGCCTTGGCGTAAGCGGAACTCTTTTAAATTATTGACACTAATTCCAGTTTGCTTAGAAATAGTTTGATAGCCCTTTTCAAGTTGAGCCTCAAAGGCATCATCCGTGATTCCATAAGGTTTCGTTACTTTCCAATCTGAAACCTTGTCCCCTCTGTAGTTTCTGAATGACGTTGGCTGTGTGTATACCCCACCAGTTGCCAAGTCGAGTGCAACTCCAAGGACTTTTTCATTAGGCTTTTCATCCTTAGAGCTGTGGCTAAAACCACGCTCGTTCATGGTATCTGCATATACTGCCTTAAACACTTCATAAGCATTATTAGCATTAGTACCAGTTAATGTCTGACCCACATATTTGTTAAAAGCCTCTCTCATGTCATCTTCTTTTGGCATGATTAACTGTTTATTTTTTAAAAGTTGAGTACCAATAACAATAGAGTTTGCTAGCTCTCGACCTTCCGTTGATCTATAGCCATTAGCTTTGGCTACACCTGCCATAACATAGTTTGAGTTACCTCCGCCTAACTGACCCAATGCTGCACCCCAAATTTTTACCCCATCTTTTACGCCTTTGGTTTGGGCAATCATAGAACTAATTAAATTTAGTTTTTGATCTACGGTTGCTTCTTCCCATGCTTGCTTTGCAGCTGGTAACGCTTCATTTGGAATAGGTTTAATTGTTGCATTTGGGTCCTTATCACGCTGTGCTACTTGATAAGAACCAATGGTCACAATGTTTTTAGCAAAGTCACTAGGATTAACTTTTAGTGTTAATGGGTTTATTTCTGGTAGCTCAATACCTTTTTCCCGCAATGCCTGAGTCGGGTTTTCCTTAGCAGTTTTAAGCTTGTTATCGTAAATGCTTTGATAAGTCGCCAAGATTTTATTTTCTGCAACCGGATCAGCAGATGAGCTATTCTTCATCTTTGCCTTACGACTATTGATCTCAGCAAGTTGCTGATCAGTGGTCAGACCCTGAAACCGCATGAAATCAGCAGATTGTTTTTTATAAAACTGGTATTCAGCTTCAGAAGGCGTACCTTTAACTGCCTGTTCGACATCATTTTGATATTTCAAGTCTAATGGACGACCTGTCAAAGTACTTTGAATAAACTCATTAACGACCTTTTCAGCTTCGTTAATACGCTTGTTCTCTTGCACCTGCTGACGTTGTTGCAGCGTAGTGATCTTGCTTTGGATTTCGGTTTGATACTTTTGAACAGTTTGCCCATCAATAAACTTATAGTCTTTTAGACCTGTAGCGATTTCTTGAAGTCCTTCAACACTGTTTTGTGCAATTGCCGTTGTGATACGCGAGTTAATATCTGTGATGTCACGTGTTGTTTCATATTTATTTGTGAGCTCACTTTTCTGAGCTTCCGACAATGGCAGGCCAACAATGTTTTTTAAAAGATATTCTTTGCCTGCTTCACGATCCATACGTGTAGCCACATCGAAGAACCGATCAGCTAGTACACCACCCTTTTGCTCATCTGCACGCAACTGTAAAGGCAAGAACGAAGTACGTTGGCGCGTTACGTTGCTATCCCAGTATTTTTTTAAATCTTCTTGAGCGTGGCCCGGCAAGCTGTTTTGTAGCTCAGAAAACTTAGCATTCGACCAAGTGTTAAGTTCTTCATCGGCTTGCTGTGTAGTGATTACGCCATTACCAAGACGGTTTTTAATGTCCACCACTTTGTCATTGAAGTCAGTAGATAATGACTCATCAAGCTTTAACTTGCCTTCTTTTTCTGCAAGCTGGTTGTTGTAAAGCTCTAAATTTTTAGCTGTAACTTCTTGCTGACGCTGCTGGTCATCACGTGCCTGTATTGCCCCACCAATAGAACGGCCAATTTCAGCCAAGCCAGTGTTAGGCGTAAACGATTGCATTTGAGCTTGTGGTGCTTCACGACCACGAGAAATAGGAATACGCATTATTTCCACCCATAAGCTTGAGCAGCAGAATCAATTATGTTGCTAGCAGCACTCATACCATAGCTGTTGCGCTGTGCCTTACCTTGTCGGCGTACATCAGCAGCCGCATAACCAGCTTGCAGTTGATTTAATAAGGCGTTGTAAGAAGCGTCTGAAATAATCTCATCAGTGATTACAACTGGAGAACCTACATTTACATCCAAGCCATTTTCAGCAGCCGCAGCCATAGCACTTGATGCGTCACGTTGCCCTTGTTCTTTAATCTTTTTGCCTTGAACTTTGGAAACGGATTGAATTGTTTTTGCGTTTCCCTTAGCTGTAGCGTTTGCCATTACCGAATTTGATATGTCGCTTACAGCTTTAAGTCCTGAAGAAATTGCTCCACCATTACACATGCTTAAACCTCCATCTCAAGAACATAGCCAATCAAGTTAAAGCCAAGGCTTTCATAGAGTTTTACTGTTTTATCTGCATGGATGCCTGTCATGGTTCCAATCTGGATACGGTCAGCATTCTTAAGCTGTGCCCACCCAATGAAAGTATTCACTAAAAGCTTGGCAATGTTAGATTTACGGTACTCAGGAAGAACATAAACGCCCTGTTCAAAAGCTAATTTGTGTCCTGTTCGCCAGTCCGTTTCAATAACACCAATGACTGTGCCCACTGGATTTTGATATTCGTCTAGGGCTAGAAAAATTGAGTTATGTTTTTTGATTAAATATTCGAATAGATCAGATGCGCTTTGCTCATCAAATCCTTGTTTTGAAAAAATTGGCGATTCTTTAGTGAGACGCTTGCCGAAATCAACAAGCGTATCTAAATCATTTAGGTTTGCTGCCCGTACTTGCATCTCATTTCTCATTAATTGATACCAACATAGAGATACTTTGCATGTGTAAAGGCATAGGTTTGTCGTGTGTTATCTTGACCTCAAGTTCATGTAATGATTGCCATCCAACAAATGAGTCAACCACATATCCTGTGTAAGGCAAGTTTACGAACGCTGATTGGTTGTAATACTTGGTAGATAACTCTTGCCCATTAATATATCCACCAACTGACGCATTCAAAAAGATAGCCATTTCATGCACCTGAATCTTATGAAACATTGCAGTTGTTGGTACTTGGCTAAAGTCTGGCGGCAATAGGTCGATTTCAGTTTTAAACGGTTGCCCAAGATGTACTGTTTGGGTTAGATCAGTGTTAGATAGCTTAATGTTGGTATCAGTAATCGTATAAGTTGAATAGAAATATCCATCCGCATTATTAAAATTAACCAGTGGATTATCTAAAACCTGAATATCAAGATTTAAGATAGATCCAACGCCATTAGTTATGTTGATATCAAATTCACAATCACTCTGTGCAGACTCGCTAAACTCTTCCAAAACTGTAGAGCCATTGCGATTAGTAAGCATGAAACACTGGTCCTCACCTAAGCCCGTTGGCAAGGCGCAGATAGACAATACCTGACCACCAAAATCGTGCTGAGACCAAGCATTCATTTCCTGATCACGGTTTAGTGTGATACTTGAGACTGCACCATCACCCATAACAATCCATACAATAGAGTTTGGTGTTTGCTGGAAGGTTAATTCTTTAATTCCTGCATGATTTTCAGGTATGTGTGGGGCAATTTGTGATAATTCAGGCGAGACAAGGCCATCAACTTCATAACGGTATGACATGGCACGTAAACGCTCACCACCACGTTGCACAAAAAGCAGTTCATTACCCACACGGCAAGGCTTAACATTTGCTTGAACACCATAAGAAGTATGCTCATCAATCTGTGCTGAAGCTGGTGTTAAAGGGCCTTGAGAGTTAATTAAGAACTCAGCACCACCAGTTAATGCAACTACACCACCACGCTGTGACAGGTGCAAAATATTGTCAGATTGGGCTGAACTTGAAGCAATGCTAAACGCATCTGCGTCTTGAGTTGTCTCTAAGAAGTTGCCATCGTCACCAATCCGGCTAAACCACATCTGATTAGGGCTTGTTTTTGTATTGGCAAATACCAATCGCTGTTTAAAGAAGCATACTGCCTTTGGATAGCCTGCCTCTGCACTAAATGCGATGCTTTTTAAAACCCAAGATTTAGCAATAGCCTGCACATCGGATGTAAGTTTTACCAGAACTTCACCATTCACACGGGATGGATCCACATATTCAGTGATTTTGACTTGTCCACCATTAATTTCAACAATTGAACCAACACTTGCGGGTGTAAAAACGTTTGCTGCTTCGTTAGTTACTTCCTCCCATTGTGTTGCAGTAGCAGTAGGCTCTACCCCCTTATTGTCAATGGTTGCACGCCAAGTCTTACTATTATGAATAACCCGATCACCAGTTAAGTAAGTCTCTGTATTTGTCCAGTTTGGAAACGATGAAGCAGTTAATGAAATAACTTTCCCAACTTCTGTACCGGATGGCGACAAAGCTACGTTTGGAGTACTGCCTAACTCATCATTAGGATTTACGCCAAAGGTAAAAGCTGCAAATTGCCAGTTAGTAAAGTCAGCAGAACAAAGTAAACGCTGTACAGGTGTATCACCTTGAACGAAATACATGCGGTATTTAGTGTGCGCATACTGCACTTCACGTACTTTTTGAGCCGTGTTGTAAGGTGTCACAGTTTCATAAACAACTGCATACGTTCTTGGGTTGTAAACCTTAAGGAAAGACACACCAAGGATAAGCAAATAGGTGTTTTCTGAGTTTGCAATAAACGGAATTAAACGTAATGCACCTGCAAAAATAGAACGGAACTTTGTGCCCGGTCTTTTCTTTGCCCCACCTTCAACCAAAGGCAATGCATTAAGTAATTTTTTAGCACCGTTTGCGTATTGCTGAATGTCTGTGCGTGTCCAAAGTAACGGGCTTAACTCACCAGAACTCAGATTATTTTTTAGGATCCACTGTCTCATTAGAAGCGCTCCCAATAGTAACTTGATTCTGCGTACTGAACGTCTTGGCTTGGTCGCTCTTGACCATTCACTGTACGTGCTTGCTTAATCAAAAACTGGAATTGTGCTTCTGCAGATTGACCAGCCGCATCACTTCCCGTGATTGGCTTACAAAGCTTAGATGCCATTTTGTACGTCATAGCTTCAACCAACATTGCATCCCAAGTCTGCTCGTTATCGTTGTCAAAAACGTATTCAAGGTAGATTACTTTGGTGTCGGCCAAGATATATCGGTTCTCGACTTCATAACGTTCAGTGTTAGCCGAAATAATCAGAACGTAATCACTAGGTAGTGGGAATGCATGAGCATAGCCAAAGCTTGGATATGTAGAGACTGGAGATAAGATTTGCCGTTTTTTGGCGCATGACCAAGGATGCGAACGCAATATGGATAAGCGCGTAGTGTCATAGATATTACGGCACGTTTGAGCTAATTTTGAGTCTTCCTCAAAACTAGCAATTTGCTGCCCACCGATCATGCTCAATGCGTTATTGCAAATGGTGACTTTTGATACAGACATAAGAAAACCCCGAAGCTTTTTGGATAGTTTCTTCGGGGTTTAAAGGTGTTTTGTTGAGTATAAAAAGCACCCCACCGCCTGCCCTAACAGTGGGGTGAAAGCACTTACACTAAGAAGTCGATAGCAACCACTTTCTTCTCATTAGCACGGCCTGCGCCAAATGAGTGAACACCACCAACCTGTTTGATATTCTTTTTGTCTGGACGAGTCGAGATATCAAAACCTGTAATGTCTGCATCACCAAAGTGGATAGCAGTTCCCGTGTACATTGCAGCGCGCTTTTCAGTTGCGCCACCAGCACCATTCTTGAGTTTGTTGTAAGCAATCCAGTTAACACCAAGCCACTTGCCTGATACATCCCCTGACTGCATACGTTTGACTTCCATGTAGTCGGAACTCATCAAAATTGCATCGTTTAGAAGCAGCTCAAGCATCTTGGCATTGTAAGTTACATACAGCTCTTCGCCATTTTGCTCATCACATTCATTATCACGGAATAGGGTTTTAGCTTTAATAATTTTGTCTTTTAGGGTATCTCCATATGAAGACAAAACAATTTGGCTATTTGGCAAGTTGACAGTAGTCGTTGTTTTTGTACCAGCATCATCTACAGTTGTGCGTGTAACCCCACCAACAGCAGCCTGATAAATCAAGTCATCGATTTTACGCCCACGCGCATTAAGCAAAAGCTTCATATATTTATCTTGCGGATTTGCTTTTAGCTTTGGTAGGTCGCGCTTTTCAATAGGAATAAACAAGTCCCAATCTGACATTAGCGCTGTACGGACCCCAGCATCAGGAATTGTCCAAGTTGTATCACCATAGCGGTTGCCAGATGGAGACATTTCAACTTGCCCCATATCATTGATAGTGAATGATTCACCTTCAATCTTCCCACGATTCACAATCGTTTTTAGCAGCCGCGATTCATTTTGAGCACATTCCATCTCATAAGTGTCGTGGAATTGCTGTACAAACGCGGCCGTTATCTTAAATTCATTAGCCATAGGTTAGCCCCTTATTGGTTGACTCTTTCATAGTGTTTTTCAACTTGGGCATAAACACGCTTATGGTCTGGATGACTTGGATTCATGTATGCCTCTGATGCCATCAATTCTTGAATACTCTCAGTAGTACTTTGTTGGGTGTTTTGAGGCGGCATATCTTCTTGTAATGCCTTGCCAAAGTAGGCAGCTAGACGAATACCGAATGTCGGAGAGTCGACATCTGCTGTTTGCAGACCAGCGGCTTGAATTGCTTGATTTGCGAAACGCAAGTTAGCTTCGTAATCGCTACCCCAATCCTGTTGAAGTGCTTCTACTTGCACAGCTGTGTGCTGGTCAAAAGCCTTCATCACCACCGACATTTGCTCATTGGTTAGTCCAGCTTGATGAGCACTTTCTAAAAAAGCTTTGTTATCTTCATTAGATTTGAATGCATCGAAATCAAAGCCTTCCAACTCCACTTTGTAAGCGTCAGCAGATTCAGGAATATCTGGTTTGGTTTCTGTCTCAGCTTCTGGCTGTTTCTGCTCTTGAGTTTGGCTCTCAACTGGTGGCGTTGCTGTATCCACAGGTGTTGTTTGAGTTTGTTCAGTTGCTTGAACGTTTTCTGTGTTTGTCTCTTGTTGTTCATTAAGCATCGTTCTCTACCTCACTGTAATTTGGGTCATTTGCTTTGTTGATTTCATTGATGATTCCAGCCACAACGCTTTGTTGACCAAGCTTGTAATTGGTTTCACGGTCTGTATTTGAGAAGGCATTGCGGCAATACTTTTGGGTCAGATGCTCAAGAATGCGTTGCCCGTTCAGATCCAGATCAAACACGACCCGATATGTCTCTGGCGTTGCTGGGCGTAATGCTCTGTGTTGAACAAAAGTTCCAACTTCTTTGGGCTTCTGTTCCTTGTTGCGGAGGCTTTCTTCAAGCTGCTGAATTCGTGAATTGGCTTTATCTAATTCCTCTTGTGACTTAGCCAATTGAATGGTGGTATCTAAGTGCAAGCGGTTCTCAGCCCAATACTTTTCCTGCCATTCTTCTTTACTGGCTTTGTAAGCTATGGCAAATGCAGCAGCCACGATAAAGGCAAGAACTGCAACTACAAAAAGGACATTAATCATTGTCGTGTCTCACTGGTTAATTCAGACTCAAGGCCCTTACCGACTGCATTTGCAAGTGGTTGTGCTAGAGCCTGCTCTTGTTCTTGTTGTGCAGCTTGTTGCTGTGCTTCTTGACGCTGCTTACGGATTGCATCGATCTGATCTTGAGTACGTAGAATTGCTGTAGGCACACCTAAGCCCATGCCTGAAACTTGCGCTACGGCATCCATGTCTACGTTGTCTAGGATTGATGGATCTATTTGTGCTACGTTTGACATTCCAGCTAAGAAGCGCTCAATTGCTGTGACTTCTTCAAGTTGCTGTGAACGGGCCAAAGCAGAAATAAACTTGAATGACAGATTGCGGCCTTGCATTTCTTGTGGTGCTTCACCAATCACACCTGCACGATAAGCAAGCCCAAAAGTACGCTCTAACAAAGGTGTTAATAATTCAGCTTGCCAACGACCATACAGCGGCCCTAATTGCTGACGAATTAAGTCAACACGTACATGCACTTCGGTTGCTGTCATTGCCGGACCATCGGCAGGCTGCAACTGATCTGCCATCATCTTTTTACGGATTGCACCTTGAAGATGAGCTAACAAATCAACACCAACTTGATAACCCTTGCCGTCATCAATGCGCTTCAATGAGTTCACATCATTAACGACAATGATTTTTCCGCCACCAAGACGCACAGTTCTTGGATTGAAAACGCCATCATCAACACCTGCATACATACCTAGAGTTGAGATTTCGGCACTACGCAAGGTGTCACGCATTAACTTGTTAGCTGTTTTAGCGTCTGGCAAAGCAATAGAGACTTGACCAGTTCCATAAACTGAATTTGGAATCTTTCTAAAGCGTGGAATTACAAAAGGAAATTCGTTGTATCCAGTCTCACGAAGAACATTTTTTTCATCAACTTCAACGTGATAAGACGCAAAAGGCATTTCCTTCGGCATCAATTGACGATCACCTTTGATGTAACCAGTTTTACGCGGCTCAACTACCCACAAGACCTTAACCTTGCAATCTGGTTTGGACTTGTAAGTGTTACGAACCTTCTCACTGACCTTGTTTTCGCCATACTCATTGACTAACGCGGCCATCGTCATTTCATATTCACGATAGAGCGTGTCAACTTTCTGATCTTGACGTGTTGAAGCTAGATAGCATTGCCCGATATCCCATGTCTGGAATACATAGCCCCCACCTGCATAACGATCTACATCGGCATACATTACGCCCCAACCAGCAACCACACAGTCGAGAACTAAGTCAAAGATTTCGCTATCGTAGTTAGCACCGTGAATATTGCGCCAAATGAATTGACACACCTCATCCAGCCACTTCTCACCTTCTGTGAGTTCGGCTGGATCATCCACGCCATTCGGCACAGCTTTAAACCACAGCGCATTGGCTGGCGTGGTCCCTGAAATGATGCTCGATACAAGTAATTGCGTTGCTTCTGATAGTGTTGAATCTAATAGCTCAGCTCGTTGTGTCTTACGTGTATCTGTTACATCATCACCTATAAACGATTGCTGACGCTCAGGGGCCGCATAGCGATAGCACTCAGACCAATGCGGTTCTAAGCGGTTTCGCGCTGCTTTAAGCTCGCTTAAGCGTTTGCATAACCTTGCTACTAGCTCACTCATATCAGCCGCCTAAAGTTGTTTTCTTTTGGTTGTCTGTAGCAGACGCCAAAACAGTTGAAGCATTACGTTTACGACGCTCTGCCGTTGCTGCATTTGCATCTAATTGAGCTTGGTTTTTAGCGGCTGCATCTGCTGCTTCTGCATCAAAACCTTTTGAAGCGCCTTTGGTATCTGTAAGCCCAACCATGTCAGTCACAGATGAAAGGATTTTTCCTAATCCGCCTCCGCACATTAGTCCGCCTCCTTAGTTGACCAGCCCTTTTCAGTCAAAACAGGAATGCGTTTTTTAGGCTGTGCTGCACCAGCGGCACTTGGCGCTTCTGGTTGCGTAGACTTCTTTAGCTCGGCAATTTGAGCACGCATCTGCGCTAACTCTTGGCGCAATAGTTCTTCTTGAGTTGGACCAGTTTCACCTGTGTTTTGATCATCACCACCAGTGATATGACCTAAAGCCGCGTCAGCCTGATCTTTAGTCGATGTGTCTTGGTTTGTTTCAGGCGTTTGTGCTTGTTGTTCTTGATTCTGCTCAGCAGTCACACCCGGTGTTTTAATTTCTCGTTTATTCGCAGCCATGAAAAAGCCCCATTCGTTGTGAATAGGGCTAGTGTTGTGTTAATTAAGTTGGGGTTTGTTGGGTGAATAATTCACGATATTTATTAAATTAGCAGGCATACCATTATCTGCATGACATAAGAACACCCATTCACCATTATCATTTTGCACATACACTTCCAAATCACAGATGATTCGGTAATACACTTTTGACAAATAGTGTGTTGCCCCCTCTGGCTTATTCTTCATAATTTCATCAATATTCATAATGCAATCCTCATCTCATCACAATAGATACACAAATACGCCTTATAAATCCAGCAGTACTGGTACTCGTGTTTGCAAGCCTCTTTGAATGTGGTCATTCTTCACCTGCCTCAAGAACATCAGTTCTTTCACGTGCTAGATATAGGTCAACTTCTTCAAGCAAGGTTTCATAGCGTCTTTTCGCTTCACTACCCAATACAGAAGCTTCCTTTTGAATTTCCCATGCTTTGTCGTAGTCCTTTTTAGTGTGCACTGGTTCATCAGGGTCCTGTACAAAACAATCTCGAAAGTCTTCAAAGCGATTGATAGATTCTCTATGAACTTGAATCCAATGAATAAACATCATTCCGATTTTGGCTAATTCTTCATTGTTCATTTGTCACGCTCCTCTTGGGGCATATATGAGAGCTACGGCAAAAACCATTGCATAGAACCCACTAAAGCAAGACATCACAGCATCACCAGTCATTAAAGCTCCAAGGCTGGATAGGACATAAAAGCAAAGGAAAAACACTGTTAACTTGATCATCCTTCCCCCTTGAGCACATTGGCGCTATAGAATTTCCCACACTTCTTGCATTTAGTTTTAGGCGGGAGACTTAAACGATTAGTGCCATCTGATTCATGTCTACATTCCCCCTTGAGCGCTTGCTCTATCTCTTTAAACCTTGCACAAACATACTTTGCAGGCTCACCCACAATTACAGGCTTTTGCATTAGTTTTAGTGCTGCATCTACACGCTTTTGCAGCTCGTCACGTTCTTTGATTAACACTCTCTTCTCGGTTGCGAGTTGCAAACGTCTTTTCTCATGCTCGCTGATTACCTCTTGTTGCTGAAGCAGGCCGACAGACATTCTTTTATGTGATGCAAGCATTAGTGAGATATCGTCTTGCAACCCCTCCACTTTCGCTTGCTGTGACTGCTGACCAGCTTCATAGGCAATACGGCAGCAATTGGCATGAACCAAAGCTAAATTCCCTTGCTTGCCCATCCATTCGTTAAATGTCATTGGCTTATTCATCTCAAACATCCTTTGATTTACACAGCGGGCTGATGTGGTTTTCTATGTGGGCATCATCTCCGAGCAACTCTAAAAAGTTCTCGTGCAAAACTTTTGAAAACTCGGGATGCAATTCCTCCAAAGTTCCTATTGTTTTATCAATGCGGTGGCCTGCTGCTTTAACAACATGAATTGCCCATCCAGAACCCAATTTCGTGCCATCTTCAAAAACAAGAATCTCAATCTCATATCTGTTCCACTTTGAATCGAAACACGGCTTGTACTCTATAGCTGCTACCTTACCCATCCATGCAGAAGAATCATCCTTCATCTTGACCCAATCCCCGACTTTAAACTCACTCATGGCTGGCTCCTCACATAAACTGGCACTTGTTGAAAATCACACCGCACACTTGTTCGATCTGTTTCGTGACGTAGTTTTTGCTTTTCACAAATTGACTGAGTTGCATATTGAAGCTGGTATGTTGACTCGGTGGCACTACCAACCATCTGGTGTTGGGTCACAGTGAGAACCCATACGGTAATAAACTTAATCATCCCCGCCTCCGTATATTGATTCGTGGTCTTTGATGCATCCCTTCAAATAACCCATCCCGTCTTTGGTTTTCGCAACTAGCTTTGCTTTTTCTATTCCACCGAACTGATCCACGATGCGGAGGCTTTCCAACATCATTTTCAGGTCATTGATTTTTACTGGTTCAAAGCCACGCTTCTTGAAGTACTCACCATCGTTGTCGGTTAAGTTCCAAGCCTCATGAATGCCATTGTGAAATTCAAATTGTGGTTTTGTTCTGAAGTAGTAGCCATCTTGGAAGCTCTCAGCATTGCTAGGTGCCCCCTCAACAACCTCTCTCGCCTTCTCAACACCGTACTCACGAATAAACTGTTCTGGTTTCATTGTTGTAATTCCTCATCTAACTGAGCAGCGAATACATCTAGTGTTTCAAGTAGATCAAGCTGCCCAATATCGTATTTATATGTTTGCCATTCGCCTTCACGCGGTACGCGCTGTAAGCCTGTTTGTTCTTGCCACAACATGATGAATTGCTCACCGTGTATGTACTCTGGAATGGATCCAGTAGACCAAGACGAAACAGTGCTGCCACCCGACACATCAAGGACGTATGCAATCTTTTCGTGTGACCATCCAAGGTTGCGTAAATCTAGAATCATGCGGTTGAAATCTGGGCGTTTATAGCCTCGGCGTTGGCGCAAGAATTCTTTGGCTTTTTTCTTAGTTTCGAGAAAACGCGCGCGTGCGCGAGGGTTGTCTGTAAAAGCTGTACTATCAACACGCATATTCACCTCCTAGACCTCGCTAACCTTGAGCTTAATAAGCCCGCCTTTAATGACATTTCCACGCTTTACTAGAAGCTCATCGAACTGTTCATCGTCCACACACAGACCGCATTTCACTAAGCTATCGATAGTCGCTTTTAGGTAGTTATCGATGTCTCGGCATTGACGTGTAGGGAAATGAAAAGTCACTTCTAATTTGAGTCGTGCAGTTGATTTATGAGCCGGTACAACTTGGCGAACCAAATCATGAAAATCACGTGCTTTATTGCTTAAAAATCTTCTTTTCCCTGAAGCTACCCAGTAGTGATTTACTGAAGGTGGTGCAGTTTTAATTTCACAATCCAAAATGACTTTTAAGCCATCTTCGTAAAACGCTCTAATTTCGCTTGTATTAGCTTCATTAAGGCATTCCGCTACCCTTACATCACTTTTGCTTTTATCGCGCTGTAATGTGCCTTTTTGTGCGTTATTTCGCTTGTTTTGAAATGCTTCTAGCTGTTGTTCAGTTATTCTCATGATTTAGCCCCGAATAGTTCTCTAGTTTTTTGGGTTGCTTCAAATCGTATTGTTGAAACCTTCGTTAAGTACCCTTCCTTGTGTAAAACCGATAAGCACTTGTAGGTGCAAGCTCTACTCCCATTCACTACACGCTCCACAATTTCAGTGACTGTGAAAGGAGTAGTGGCATTGGCTGCATACAAGAGAACATCCAAATACCGTTCAAAGATTTCGAATTGCTTTTGTTGTACTTTCATACCGCCCTCGCATCTTTCCAGTTGCACTCAATGGTTGTGAGTCCGCCATGTTGGAAACGTGACCAAAGGCGATCACCCAAATCATTTTTGAGTTGTTCAAGTGTCATATTTGAAATGAGCATCGTCGCTTTGCATGCGTCATAGCGTGAGTAAAGAACCTTGTGCACTAGCTCTAAGCGCTTATCACGGTCATGCAATCCGTACTCGTCAAGAATGAGCAAGTCATATGTCGTGAACTCATAAATTACTGACTGCTCTGATTGATCTTTTGTGTCCTTGTCCCACGCTTTCATGATGCGTTGAGCCAATTCTTCGCTTGTGATGTAACGTGCATAGTTGCCTTTGGCTAAAAGCGTTCTAGCAGTTGCACATGCCAAATGTGTTTTACCTGTTCCGGTACTTCCGACCATGACTAGGTTTTCTACTTCGCCCTTCACGATCTTTTTGGCAAAGTTGGCTGTTTGAGTTAAAGCGTTCTTTTGACCAGGTAAAGGCGTGTTGTAATTTCTGAACCCAGCGTTTTTGTGGCGTTCTGGAATCATTGCCCCTGCAAAGTGTTTTTCACGTACAGACTTCTGAACTTCGAACGCATGTTCTTGATTTGCTTTTTCCACATACTCGATTGCACATTGTGGACAGCCTTGGAAGCCTCCCATGATGATTTCTTTCACGTTGTGTTTAGTGCAGAAACCTGAACCTTGTAAAACTTCTGGATTAAGCATTGCGTTCATAGCATCCAATCCTCCAATTCAACAGGTTCACCTGCATTGCTGTAATCAGGATTGATGTTTTCCCATGCTGCATTCACATTTCGAGAATCGATTTGTTCTTGTGCTTTAGGTGCAGGCTTACGACTTGAGAAATTGCGTTTAATCCATTTCACGAAGTTTGTGTACATTTGGGTATCTGTAAGCAAACCCGCTTCAAGTTTTGTTGAGTAGTACCCGTTGATCTCAAGTAACCAACCATCGACTTCGGATTGAGTCATTTTTGCGATACCTGATCTTTGCAACCAAGCATTCAAAGAATCCAAATTTGGAGTCCAAAGTTTGAGCACTGCATCAACTGGATTTTCACTACATACATTTTCTTTAAAGTTTTCTTTAATATTTTCTTTAAATGTTTCTTTAATAGTGTCCCGTTGAACGGGACTGGTGTAGTCCCGTTTGGCGGTACTAGTCCCGTCACCTTTCATGGTACTAGTCCCGTCCCGTTTAGTGGTACTACCTTTAGATGGTACTAGTCCCGTTTGGCGGTACTGGTCAATAGTGACTTTAAACTGATTTAATCGACCTGTTTTTCGGTCAACTTGGATTAAATTGCAGTCCTCTAATTCCTTAATACAAGCGATAACAGTGTCACGCTTTTTGATGCCACAGTATTTTTGAAATTGAGTAATTGATATCTCATGTGCGTCACGATCAAAACCTATGGTTTGGCGCACAATGAACATTAGGCATTTAAAAGCTTTATCGTTTAATTGCGCCATTATCTGGTCGTCAATTAAAGAGTTAGGCGTTTTTGTATAGCCTTCATCTTTCTTTGACATATCTTGTCGCTCTTTCTTCGGAAAGTGAACCAACTCACCTTGTGGAATTGGTGGCTCTTGTGCTAAATTTGTTTTCATTCATTGCTCCTGTAATGAATATCGAAGCCTGATTTACGAGATCAGGCTTTTTCTTTATATCCAAGCTCAAAACACATGCCGAAATCTTCAATGTCATCTTGAAAAAGATCGTCAATTGTTTGTTTGCTTTCCATCCACGCTTTTGACATCACAAAAAGCGCATTTAGTTTTTCCTCGCTAATCATTCGATATTTCTTGAGGACAGTCTTAAATCCAAGAATGTCCAACAGCACTAAACAGTTCTCAAGCTCAGTCAAGCCATTGGATTTTCTATCATTTTTCATTCGTGATAATGTGCTTGGATCAATCCCCAACTGTTCAGCAACCTGACTTTGATTGCTTGATGCAAGGGCTTGCAAAACTCTAGAAACTTCATTTCTAGCCCTTGCACTCAATTCGGTTGATACTTTGCTCATGGTTTAGTTCCTAAGCGGTTAAATGTTTTGAACAATATTTCTTCCATAAGTTTTCTAGTTTTTTTCCTAGATCATATGAAAGGCGTTTCCCACATAACCCGCGCTCTAAATCACTAACGTAGTTCTGTGAGCAACCGATTTCTGTGGCTATGAATGTCTGAGTAAGACCCTTTTCCCTTAACTCAGAGATCATCTTCTGCCATTGATTCATGGGAAGTCTCCGATAATTTTTATTAAATATATAGGTTTTCCGATATTTATACAATAGCCAAACCGATTGAAATATGTATCAGAATTCCGATAGTAGTAACGATGGACAAATTTATGGCTACTTTGGGCGAAAACTTAAAAGCAATTCGCAAAGCTAAGAAAATGACTCAAAAAGAACTGGCTATGAAGTCAGGTGTCAAACAGTCTGTAATTTCTGACCTTGAGACAGGTAATGCGAAATCGACAGGCTCTATACTTGAGCTGGCTACCGCACTTGGTGTTACCGCAGAAGAGCTAAAAAAAGGAATTGTCAGTAAGTTTGACAATAATGTTGAGCCTATAACTAAAAAACTAATTCCCGTTCTTTCTTGGGTGCAGGCAGGGACAATGACATCAGTAGAAGCTATCGATCCTAATAAAATAAATGAATGGTTGCCACCACTTAGTGCAGATGATCCAGATGGTTGTTTTTATTTGAGAGTTGTAGGTGTAAGTAATTCCCCTAGATATGAAGAGGGAGATTACATTTTAGTTAATCCAAACTATCAAGTTTGTGACCTACTCCCAGATGACCTCATCGTTGTTCGAAATAATTCAGATGCAACCTTTAAGAAGCTTGTAATTGAAAGTGACCAACGAAAATACTTGCAGGCATTAAACCCCAACTTTCATCCTAATATTATTGAATTTGAAGATGGCATGGAGCTTGTGGGCTTGGTTATTGATGCATTTAGACCATTAGGTGGGTCGCGCCCAAAGCGTTTTAGAAAAAGTTAAATAAAGGTTTCAGGTGAGATATATGGACAATTCAAAACTACCAATCAACCAGATTATTGCTCGTATCAATGATGCTGCGAAACATGGTGAAGCTTTGGTGCTAACAGCCGAAGAAGTGAAGATCCTTTCTAAAGATATTGGTGATAAAGTCTTTATTCCAGTCCTTACAAATGAACAAGTAGTGCAGTTGGTAAAAGAAGGAAAGCTTGGTAAACCAATGTTCCCAGAGAAAAATGAGAAGTAAACTACGAATCTGACTCAAGTATTGGAATAATAGGATGTTTTTATGGAGTATAGCGACTTCATAGTTTATGTGGATGAGAGTGGCAGCATTGACATGCTTAACAACGATCCAGACTTCCCTGTTTTTGTCTTGTCTTTTTGTGTGTTCCATAAAAGGTATTACACAGAAACGGTAGTTAAAGCAGTGGAACAATTAAAGTTTAAGCATTTCGGTCACGATATAATAATTCTGCATGAGCGAGACATTAGAAAAAGAACATCACATTTTGCTGGGTTCGATAAAGCTCGGATGGAGTCTTTAATGGGTGACCTAAATGGATTAATGAATGATAATAATTTTATCTTAATTAGCTCTGTTATACGCAAAGATAAATTAATTAAACGCGATGCAAACCCATATGAAGTAGCAATGAAGTTTTGTCTTGAGCGACTTTATTTTTTTCTTAGAGAGAAGAATCAAAACAATCGTTTAACACATATTGTTGTTGAATCAAGAGGAAAAAACGAAGATTCACAACTTGAGCTTGGCTTTAGAAGAATATGTGATCCCTTTGGAAACTATCACAACAAAATTCTTCCTTTTGAAATAATTTTTGCTTCAAAAAAAACCAATTCATCGGGCTTGCAATTTGCTGATTTAGTAGCTAGACCAATCGGAAGACATGTTGTTAACCCTTCTCAATCAAATAGAGCATTTGACATATTAAAAGCTAAGTTTTATTGCAAAGGTGGTAGAGGTGCAGTTGGAAGCAACTATAATGGATACGGCTTAAAAATATACCCTTAAAAAAACAAAGAGCCTTGATGTATGCACCAAAGCTCTTTGCCGACCGGGAATGCCCAATCCATGAATGCATTATAGATAAAGCTATCATGTACATCAAGAAGTATTAACGTTTATTAACATTCAGCCCACCCCGTGTGGGTTTTCTTTTGTCTATTAAAACATAAAAAATCGGATTTTCTATAAAAATATCGGATTCCCTATTGACTAATAATATCGGAAATGCGATATTTATCTCACCAGATAACAAAAAAGTCCCTGACATTCGACCGACGGGACTTTTACTCAATGAGTGAGAAGATTATGACACAGAAATTCGAAATTAAAAATCGTTGGACAGAAGAAGTCCTTTTTACATGTGATGTTCCTGATGGAATGGAATCAGGAATGATTGCTCGTCATGCATTGGAAAGTGCTATTGCTGAAGATGCCGACCTTCGCGGTGCCAACCTTCGCGGTGCCAACCTTAGCGGTGCCGACCTTCGCGGTGCCGACCTTTTTGGTGCCGACCTTCGCGGTGCCAACCTTCGCGGTGCCAACCTTAGCTGTGCCAACCTTTTTGGTGCCGACCTTTTCGATGCCAACCTTAGCGGTGCCGACCTTCGCGGTGCCGACCTTTTTGGTGCCGACCTTCGCGGTGCCGACCTTCGCGGTGCCAACCTTCGCGGTGCCAACCTTAGCTGTGCCAACCTTTTTGGTGCCGACCTTCGCGGTGCCAAAGCCTCCCCGCTCATTGTCTACGGGCTACGTTGGGATGTGATTATTAATGGCTTGGGCAAAATGCGAATTGGCTGCCAAGAACACAGTGTTGAAGATTGGAAATCATTTGATGATGCGCGTATCACGCGCATGGATAGCGAAGCGCTTGAATTTTGGAATCAACACAAATCAATGCTTTTGAATATGTGTGATAGCTACGTTCATCCAGTTCAGGAGGAATCTAGCAATGACTGAGAATAAATATTCAATCAAGCAAGCGTTTGTTGATGGTACGTCAGGATTCTTATTGTTCTGGGTAGTTTTCTTTTTAGCTGTAGGTCTTTTACGTGGTTGTGCCGACGAACAAGCAGCAAACGAACTCAAAGCAAAACAGAACATGTATGTCCGCGTGCAAGTGGAAGGAGCTAACTAATGAATATGTTAGTTAACAAGCCAGAGTTGCTGTGCCCTTCTTTCCCTTACTTGGATATGTCTACAGACATTCAGGTTGAAGGTGAAACGGTTTATTTCGACCTAACCTACGGCTGCAATGTTCTTAACTGCCAGATCAAAGCTGAAACAACTTACGAGACTCGTGAAGTAACTGATCAGTTTAGTGGGTGTGCCCGTGACCAAGAGTATGAAGTGCTTGTGGTGGACACAAGAACTCATGCTGTTGTGACTGACAAAGACGGCATTGAGTCACCAATTGGCTTACGTTTCAAGCTTACAGACTCACAAGTAAACAGCTTAAACGAGCAGCTTAAATACTACGCCGAAGAATTGGCAGATGAAGAATTGGCAGATGAAGAAGCGGGAGTGGTGTGATGGAGTGGATTAGTTGTGAAGAGTGTTACCCAAGTCCAGATGAGTGGGTTCTTGGTTATATAAATGATGGTCAAGGCACTACAGGTCACGAAATTGTTTATTGCCATAACAAGAAATTTTATGACAGCGAATATGAACTACCAATAACCCACTGGATGCCACTACCAGAACCACCACAGAATTAGGAGAAGATTATGAATGCGCCAGTACAACACTCAGGACAAAACCCTTTTGCAGTAGCTGCTCCTACTACTCAAGCAATGTCTACAGTTCAATCTGATAGTCAACGTGCAATTGCAGAAGTTCAAGCTGCGTTAGTTATTGCTAAACAGTTTCCACGCAATCCAATTGAAGCTTATGACCGGATTATGAACGCTTGCCAGCGTCCCGGTTTAGCTCAATCGGCTGTTTATTCTTATGCTCGTGGTGGTAGTTCGGTAACTGGCCCATCAATTCGGCTTGCAGAAATGCTTGCTCAGAATTGGGGGAATATTCAGTACGGTATCCGTGAATTGTCTTCTGAAAATGGCGAATCAACGGTTGAAGCATTTGCTTGGGATGTTGAGACAAATACTCGTCAAACAAAGGTATTTCAGGTCCCACATATTCGCTATACACGCAATGGATCTAAAAAATTAACAGATCCACGCGATATTTATGAATTGGTTGCAAACAATGGTGCGCGTCGTCTACGTGCATGCATCTTAGGTGTAATACCCGGTGATGTAATTGATGATGCAGTTAATCAGTGTGAAAAAACAATTCATGCAAGTGCCGACACTTCACCGGAAGCTGTACAAAAACTAGTTGTAGCCTTTGAGCAATTTAATGTCACCAAGAAAGACATTGAAGACTACATTCAGCGTCGTCTTGACGCCATCACGGCAGCCAATATCGTTGCACTTCGCAAGATTTTTACTAGCTTACGTGATGGCATGAGCTCGCCTAAAGACTGGTTTAAAAATGTCACTGTGAAGGAAGTTGGCGAAGTTCAGGAAGTTAAACCAACTGTACCAGACAACGAGTTCCCGGTTCTCTTAGAGCAGATCAAAGCCGATGCAGTTACTAAAGAATATGTATTAGAAGGCTATGCACTTACTAATGCACAAATAGCTGAGGTAAATGCACTATGAAGCTATTCCGATGCTCAAGCCTACATAAACTTGTAGGCGGCCCTAAAACTAAAGGCTCAGTTCTTAGCGATACAGCTAAGACTGAGATCAGAACAATTGTTAAGGAGGACTTGACCACGTTCAAGTCTTTCAAAGGCAACCAGTACACGGCTAAAGGTAATGCGCTTGAAGAAATCGCAATTAGCCTGTCTGGCAAGGTTCGTTTTCGTCAACTTCAAAAACACAGTGGTCGAGTTAGCAATGACTTAATCACTGGTGAGTGTGATGTTCTTGATTTGAATAGTAAGCTGATTCTTGATGTGAAGTGTACATGGGATATTGGCACTCACCCTTTCTTTAAAGATGAGGCAGAAGAAAAGGCAAAGAAATCTGGTTATGACTGGCAGATGCAGGGCTACATGTGGCTTTACGACTGTGAGCAAGCAATGGTCGATTTCTGGCTACTACCTTGCCCTATCGAGCTTACAAATGATTGGGATGATCGAGAACAGCTTATTGATTTAGTTGAGCGTATCGACTTAAGAGAACGTTTAACAACTGTCACCTACAAACGTGACGAGGCAATGATTCAAAAGATCAAAGACAAAATTCCACATGCTCAAGAGTACTACGCAAAGTTATATCAAGAGCGCATTAAAGCGAAGGTGGCAGCATGACAGATCAAGAATACAGAGGGAATATGAACTACCCTTTTCAAGATCATATCGTCTTGAATGTCGAAGAAAATGTAGTTCCTTTTCCAAGAACAAATCTACGTAAGTGCCAACATGCTCAAGTAGAGATTGACACTAAAGCATTGGAACTTACATGTATGAAATGTGGCGTGAAAGTCAATCCAGTGATTTGGATAAAAGACACTATGCGTTATTGGGCAAGACAACAAACAAGGATTACAGAGCAGAAAAAGCAGATCAGTGACGACCTTGAGGAGCTAAAGAAAAGAGCCCGAACCAAGTGCCAGCACTGCAACAAGATGACTGCTATTAATTTAAAGAATTTAAAATTTACAGTAATTGGGTGATGACATGACAGGTTTGAATAAGTTAAGAAGTGAGTTTGAGGCTCAACACAGTGACAAGGTTTTCAAGATAGTCAAATTTGATGAGGCAACCAATGCATATTGCTTACATGCTCATTTGCCACTAACTGAAATTAACCTATCTGCCCTAGCCGAAATTAATTATGGATGGGATTTGTGGCAAAAAGCCAAAGCTCAGGCGGTGCCCCAATGGATAAATGTTGAGGTGGGTGTTCCTGTTAATTTTGGAACGCGAGTAAAGATAAAGCGCAAGTCGTGGGATGAGGAAGATAATCTTATTTTCGTTGAGTCAGAGGCTACTTATGACAAAGATTCTGACTTTTGCGAGCTTTCTAACAGAACTTATGAATATGAAACTTGGTTTGATCATGAACTAAAAAAATATCTTGAAGAAGATGAAATCACCCACTGGGCACCATTGGATAAAAGCGAATCGGGAGCTGAGGGATGATTAATCAATTAAAACCAACTGAGATCATCCGGGATGAAATGGGTTGTTGGGTGCATCCTGAATATCTGAAATATTTGGATGACAATCATGCTGACCAAGAATGGTTGAGCCAAAGCGAATGGGATCAACTTAAGCAGTATTTCAATATTGTCACCGTTCGACTTTATTTAGAAGGGAGTGTTTCTGATGATCTATTTTTGGAGATTATGGACTCCTCGGACCTATCTAAATGGAATCCAATCGCACCGCACGGCTATTTCTTAATAGATATTGGGTTTACGGAAGATGGTGCAGAAGCGTTGTTTGCAAAAAAAGTTAAAGCGGAAAGTAAGGAGGGTTGAATGGGAGTTATGCAGTTTTCAATCACTTTGGAGGGTGATACCCCTCCTCAGATTTTACTTGGTCAAAACCTTGGTGGCGCTATTGTCACCAAGCTTGAGCAGGTTAAACAAGAATTAGTAAGTGCGGCTGAATTGGCGAAGGTATATAACTTGAGTGTTACTACCATCCGAGAAAAGCTTATCTCAATTAACCAAGGTACAGGCGGGAAACATATGTATGATCCTGAGCGAGCACGACAAATACTAACTAAAAAAGATGCAAACAAACGTGGTAGAAAGAGAGCTAACTAGCTCTCACTACTATTAAACATTTCTACAAGGTCTTGGGCGTTAGGGTTGTAGTAAGTGTTAATTAAAATACCAATAGTCTTATGCCCTGTTATTTTTGCTAGAACTTCAACCGGTAGTTTCCTTTCCCTCACCATTCTTGTAATTGCTTCATGTCGTGTGTCATGAAAGTTAATATGCTTCAAGTCAGCAGCATCACGAATTTTTATCCATGTCCGTTTAAAAGTCTCAGCTTTAACTGGCAGTAAAATATCAGTGTTTGATGGCAGTATTGATAAAAGTCTTTTTGCTTCTTTAGACAATGGCACATTCCTAGACTCTCCATTCTTCGTCATAGGAAGGTGGACAAATCCATCCTTAATGTCCTCTCTCCGCATACCAAGTATTTCGCCTTGTCTCATTGCTGTTTCAAGTGCAAATAACATTGCCCAACATACATAATGCTTCACGAATCTTGGAGGATTATTTTTATCCCACTTGGCTTGCTGTAGAATTTTATCTTGATCGTCAAAAGTAATACGCTGGCTTCGGCTTTTCCCCTTTTCTGGCTTAATTACGTTTTGCCAAACATTAGATTCGATTAAAAATAATTCTTTTTGAGCATAGGTAAATATTGATGAAAAAATAGAGAACTCATATAAGACGGTTCCATTTTTTACTTCAAGTACCCTTTTATTTCGCCACCTAGCTATATCGCTCGGCTTGAAGTCATATATTGATTTAGATGCCAATTCACCAACAATACGTTCCAAATTATCTAGCTTATTTCTGATGACATGCTTTGATCTTAATTTAATTCCCTTTTCTGCATAGTATTTTTCGCAAAGTATCTTAAAAGGATAAGGTGTCTTTATCCCCTTTTCTTCTTGCACTTTTCCAGATTTCAGCTCAAGCAGCTTCATAGCTGCCCATTGTTCACATTCTTTTTCTGTGTCTCTGGTGCATGAATATCTTTTGTTTTCGTAGGTCACAGTAATACGGTACGTTTGCCCACGCTTGATAGGTTTAGGTAATTTCATTCTTGGTGCAGATTTGGTGCAGATTACTTTTTATTTTACTCATTTTATAAAAAAAATAGTCAAAATAATCACTATATGGTGCAAATATAGGTGACTAAAACAGGTTAATTTAACCCACATAAACAATATAAATTATTGATATTTAACAAGTCATAAATTATAAGAATAATTTTTAACTCAACTTTATCAACAATATGAACAGTATAGTACTATGGCCTTAAGTGCTTGGGGCTTTACTGATTTACCTTCTTATACAGATAAATATGATCCTAATGAGAAAGATATAGTGATAAAGACAAATAATTGGTTGAATGATGAGGCAGCAGAGGAAAAAACTCAGCAAGGTCTCACTGCCTTTGTAGCTCTTGATGACGCATTTATGAGTATTGCATCACGAATTTATTTAATTAGAAATGCCAAGGAAACGATTGATCTACAATACTACATTTGGACCAATGATTTTGTGGGGAACCTTATTTTACATGAGCTGCTCAAGGCAGCGGATCGTGGCATCAAAATCCGTTTATTAATTGATGATCAAAACGGTATAAAGCTTGATGGCATATTAAGAAGCCTTTTACAGCATACCAACTTTGAAATTAGATTATTTAATCCTTATAAATTTCGTTACTTACGTATCTTCGATTATCTGTTCCGATTTAAAAAAGTAAATCATCGTATGCACAATAAACTTATTATTGCAGATGCATCGATTGCAGTAACAGGCGGTAGAAATATTAGTAGTGAATATTTTGAAGCAAGTAGTAAGTTTCAATTTACAGATATGGATATCTTATTTTACGGGCATGCAGTACGCCATGCCCAAGCTGTATTTGCTGATTTTTGGGAAAGTACCTTAAGTGTAAATGCAACTGACATTATCGGAACTTGTGCTGAGCACCATTTAAAAGCTTTAAGAGAGCACTATGAACAACTCCACCACGAAGACCATAGTCTCACTGAAGATAAGCTTTACGATGCGCAGAGTTATTTAAAAGAGCTTTTAGAGCATAACCCTATTCAATGGTCTAAGGCCCATTTTGTTGCTGACTCTCCGAAGAAAATACTGGGCACTGCAACTGAACATGAAATGCTTTATGGCCAAGTCATGTCTATTATGGGTAAACCTAAGCAACACTTAGAATTAGCTTCAGCTTATTTTGTACCTACCCAACAAGGCACTTATTACTTAAAGCAACTACGAGTTGAAGGCATAAAAGTCCGCGCTTTAACAAATTCTTTTGCTGCAAACGATGTTGCGATCGTACATGCCTTTTATAGCCAATACCGTGTAGAAATGCTTAAGAATGGTATTGAACTGTATGAGTTTAAACCTGTTCTGGAACGACGACGTAGAACGTGGTACGAAATCGTAACAGGCAGCGTTATACCAGCAAAAGGAAAAAATAAGTCGAGCTTGCATGCCAAGTTTTTTGATGTAGATGGTAAAGTCTTTATCGGATCATTTAACTTTGACCCCCGCTCTACCTATTTAAACACCGAAGTAGGTTTGGTGATTGAGTCCAGTCAATTACAAACTCAGATTTCTGTCATGTTAGATCAACATTTACCTCAAGTAGCATATCAACTTAAGCTAAATAGCCAAGGCCAAATTACTTGGCTAGATTACCAAGCCAACGGACAAGTCATTGAATATGATAAAGACCCGGGAACCAGCCGTTTTCAAAGAACAATGATTAAAGCTGTCTCTTATTTGCCAATTGAGTGGATGATGTAATTTTCTTATTACAAGAAACCGATTTCCTTAAAAAATTTCTGGTAGGTTTCTGCTTTTTTCTCGAGAGCTAATGGATATGCTCTAGAAGATGACGGTAATCGATATAAATTAATATCGCGGTCTGCAAAATAAGTTGATGTAGATGTCCCAATTAAAGGTTTTTCCGTGTTCTCAGGTAAAACTGAGATTAAGGTATCTGTGGCTTTATCGCCCGTAGTCATAATAGTGTGACATTGAGGAATCTGTTTCAATAAAACTGCTAAGTCTGTCGGAGTGACAATTTCAAGAAATTTGTCGGAAGCATTACCTTTGAGGCGTTTAATTTGATATGCCGTATCAAAAATAGCAATGCCTGTCTCAATCAGAAAGCTGCGGATAGCTTCTTCGTTAAAGCTTTTTTGGTTCTCACTTAAAAAATAAGTTTTATCTTGAAAAAAGATTAAACCAAAAATTCTCCACATATCGTTTTGAAAGTTCGGATAGTAAAAGTCCATCTTCCATTTATTACGTGGCGGTGGAAAACTTCCTAACATTAATAAACGGGCATTTTCTGGCAAAAACGGTTGCAGTGGATGGGTCTCTATCTCAATTAT